GGTTGACCTGTCACGTTTTGAGGAGCAGGAAAAACAAGCTGTTTTAGAAATGCTTGAGGATATCAAAAGCCATGTAAGGCAAGATCTTGTTGATATAAAGCTTGACCCAACCATACCAAAAACTTTAAGAGGTAAACAGGCCAGACTTAAAGCCCTTCAAAAACAAATCAACCAGACGATTAACACTGGCACCGCAAAGATAAAAAGACGATCATCAAAAGCTCTTGAAAATCTCGCAGTTAATGAAGGCGCTTTTTCTGAAAGTATCATTTTGAGTAGCGTCCCTGCTGAAATAGCAACGGCAATCAACACGGTGGCTGTATCACCTACCTTATTAAAAGAAATGGCCACAAACACCTATATTGACGGATATACAAACACTGAGTGGTGGTCAAGTATCGGTAATGACCTTAAACATAGTTTTAAGCGGTCAGTACGCGAAGGTATAGCAAGAGGGGAAGGAATTGGTGAACTGGTTAACCGTGTTACATCAAACACTGCCGGGAACGTAGGGTTTAAGGCTTTTGAAGCACACGCAAAGACATTAGTCAGGACTTCTGTTTCTACTGTTTCAAATAGAGCAAGGGAAGCCGTTTGGGATGCTAATTCTGATATAATATCTAACCTTAAATGGGTATCTACTCTTGATAGCAAGACCTCTGATATATGTATTGCAAGAGACAATAAGCTTTATACTAACCCGGGTCATAAACCAATTGGTCATTCATATCCCTGGGAATCAGGCCCCGGATCTCTTCATTGGAATTGCAGAAGTACCAGTATTGGTGTTTTAAAAGATGCGGACGCATTAGGGATAGATGACACAGGCAAAACCAGAAAAGCCCGTGATGTCCTTGATGGTAAAGTTCCACAAGATACCAATTACGAACAGTGGTTGAAAGGTCAATCAGTTAAGACCCAAAATAAAGTACTTGGCAAAACTAAAGCTGAATTGTTGCGAAATGGTCAGGTGAAGTCCTTTAGGGATTTGGTTGATCAGACCGGACGCGCAAAGAACTTATCTGAATTGCCTAAACTTAAGGATAAATAATGTTTATGCGCATAAACAGAGAAAAGCTAAACAAACATCTGTCTGTTGTGTTGACTAAAAAATCAATGGTAGTAAAACCAGAAATAGGAGGTTATATGAGTAATGTTAAAACAGTAAAAATCGAAGACTCAAGTCGCTTACACTTTAATACTAAGTTAAACGGTAAAGTACACCAAATAAGTATTGATGATAAAATCGTTGAAATTAAAGATATGGTTTCAATTACGTTTGAATTTAAAGTAAAATAAACACTTGACAAAATCTGAAAAACCTTTATATATAAAGCATATGAGTAAACTCTTTAGTTTATTAAATGAAATAAGGAATAAAGTAAATGAGATATTAAGAGACAATACAAGCTTAATTTTAACAATTGATATATCAATACATCAAGGAGAAGTAAGAGGTTGTAAAATTTATAAAAAGAATAAAATATAAAACGGATTTCTTTTAAGCCCTGATTAGTCAGGATTTCTTTAAAGCCCGTATTTAGGTTAACGCCTATTTGCGGGCTTTTTTTATTATAAAAAACAATTAAACAAAATAAGGAAAATAAAATGTCAGAATTTAAGTTGGACGCACCTGAAGTAAAAAAGTTAGTTGATGACGCAGTTGCAGCAGCAAATCAGGAAGCTGAATTACGCATAAAAGACACCACCACAAAACTGACCTCAGTATTAAACGAGGTAAAAAGTCTTAAGATTAAGCTCAAAGACAACAACCCTGACGAAATCGCAGAGCTTAGACAAAAGATAAAAGACAGCGAAGACAAGAAGCGCCAGCAGACCATAGATGAAGGCTCAAAGGAAGAGGCAGTTAAGGAATTACAGGACAGGCTTGATGCCATGTTGGTTGTACATGAAAAAGATAAGGCCGAATGGGTAACTGCAAATGAAAAATTAACATCTTCATACGTTGGTAAAACGACAAAAGAAAAGGTATTGGAAGCACTTGCATTGAGGCAGGTATCCCCAAGAGTAATGTTAAACAACATATTACCGCTTGTTGAAACCGTTGTGGATGGTGAAAACTGGAACATGATTGTTAAAAACCCAGATGGAAGCCCCAGAGTTGACCCGGGAACGCAAACACCGTTTACTCTTGATAATCTTCTTGACGAGATGTCTTTAATGGATGATTTTGCTAAAAATTTTCCACAGGCGGGTGGCGGTGGTGCCGGTGATGGTGATGGTGGTGCAAGTATCGGTGGTGTGACGAAGTGGTCTGATTTGGATACATTTGAAAAAAAAGATGCCTACCTTGAAAAGCATGGACAGGAAGCAACTGACAAGCTTTGTGCGGCTGGCAAATAATTAAGAACAGTAGTTAAGGAAAAAGGAAATTATCATGGCAGTCGGAACAGGAGAAGATTTTAAAATTTATAATCCTCAGTATCAGCTGGGATTGTTCGAAGTACTTTCACAGAATTTAAATGTTTTTAATGGTGTATCGTTAAATACAATGCGCCTAATCGCAAAAAAGCTACCCGGGGACTTTACCTCTGAAGCTTTTTTTACTGAGATATCAGGACTTGATTCATACCGTGATACAACCAGCGTTGATGGTGTTGACGATCTCAAAATGTCTCAGAACGAACTGACCAGCGTTAAACTTAACCGTAAGATAGGGCCTGTTGCTGAAACAGTTGATGGATGGAAAAAGCTTGGCAAGTCAATCAAAGAAATGTCTTATATCCTTGGTAAAATGGCTGGCGAAGCACTGACAAAGAGTTATCTAACACGGTCAATTATCGCAGTTCAGACCGCAATAGAGAGTATCGGTGCAACAGCGCATTATCCAGGGACCGCGGCCAAAATAAATTATTCTGTACTTAACTCAGGGAATAAGCTGTTTGGTGATGCATCTGGTAACATAATCACTTATCTTATGCATTCAACCCCATACCATGATCTTGTAGGTACTGGAATTGAAGAAACCCTTGATACTGTTGCTACATATGGTATTAAAGAGGGCAAAACGTACAGCCTCAACCGTAGGGTTATTGTAACAGATGATTCTGCACTGGTTAATACCGATGGTGTTAGCTCTGGAGTTGACAGTTATTATACACTCGGTCTTGTTTCAGGTGCTGTTACTGCTACACAGTCTGAAGAGACTACTACCGTAATGGATTTGATCTCTGATACTGCTAACATCTCTTATCGTTACAGGGCTGATTATGCTTTTAATGTAGAGGTTAAGGGTTTTCAGTATGTTGTAGCAACCGGAAAACAGCCCACAGATGCAATACTTGGTGATACCGCTTCATGGGATCAGCAGGTTACAAGCATTAAAAACGGCCCAGGTATCATAATTGAAACTGCATAACAGAAAGGTTTAATTTGAAAATAGGTCTTTTCTCTAAAAGAAATAGAAACGGAATTACGGCTTTTGCAGATGGGGTTTTGGCTTTAGGCTATAGCCCCGTCTGGCAGAACCCAAATTATTTCACGAAAGATCAGTTTCAACCGTTTGATCTGATAGCTATTTACGGCGGAGCTGGGCCTAGATCGAGAGAAGTAATAGACACTTATAATAAATTCAAAATTAAATCCCTTGTCTTTGAAGGTGGGTATGTTGGAGAAAATACCCACTCAATAAGTATCGGTCAGCATTACTGGATGCCAGACTTTGACTGCCCTTCAGACCGTATGAATAAATTCGGTCTTAAACTCACAAAAGAACAGAAAGAAGATGGATATATTCTGGTCTTAGGGCAATCAGCAGAGATCAACAGTCTGTTAGCAGAAAGGGTCCGGCACTTAAAAACCGATAGAAAAATAGTCTTCAGACCACATCCCGGCGTCAATTTTAGTCTTAACGGAATAAACAATATAGCCGGGTCACTGGATGAAGCTTTAGCGGGTGCTTATTGTGTTATGTGTCATACCTCAAATAGTGCTAATCAGGCACTTCTTAAAGGCATCCCGGTTTTTTGCTCAGAACAAAACATGGCTTCTGGAATTGCGAACACAAATCTTGACATTGAAAATCCTGTAATAATTTCAGATGCAAAATTGATCAATTACTTTTCGCGGCTCTGTTATGCGGTTTGGACTGAAGGAGAAATAAAAAACGGTAAAGCACTTGAATTTTATATGGCGGTTATCGAAGGAAACCCCCAGGTTAAAAAAGGTGTGACAAAAAGCGTTCAGGATTTAAAAGGAAAGTTTAAAGGTCAGACGGCTTATATTATTGGAAAAGGCCCGTCTTTAAAATACCTCAGTAAGGAAGATTTTACCGAAGGTGGGTTAGTGATCCCCCTAAATGAAGCGATTAAAATCGCAGAAAACATTAACCTGCCTTCAGCATTTACGATTATTTCACAGCAAAAAGATGGTAAGCCGGAATGTATGGTAAAACCCGACAAAGCACCATTGCTGTTACATGAACAAGAAAGTAAAGACTGGTTTCCAGAACATCCGGAACGATATATTTTTGACATTGAAAAAGACTATAATGTTAAGCAATGCCCATCTGTTGTTGCAGC